CTTCAGAAGTGGTCAATCCACGACTTTCCGAATACGTTCTTCAGTCTCGAAGATCTTGAAAACGCCGGGCTCTATTCGGTTTACATGCGAGCCATCGAGAAGCTGATAAACCGTCCCCCCTCGGTGCCAGCTGACATTGCCAGCACCGTCGCGAAACTGGGTCAGCTTGGCCCACAGCACGACGGTGTAACGTCGGCCGTCTTCGCCCTCGGCCGTAAAGCGTTCTACTTCTTCCATCGCGTGCTCCTGTCGTGGGTGATGCCACCCAAGCGATGCACACCTGAAAGGTAATAGCTCTGATGGCAACCGATCCAAGTCGCAGTGACGCACCACGCGAGAACATGCACGAAAGCGCGAAGAACCTCGTGATGATCTGGTCGTCAATGGCGGAAGTTGCGGCTGACATCGCAAATGCCAAGCGCTCTATCTTCCTCGCCTACGTGGCGGAAGGGTTCAGTGAGTCTCAAGCGCTCGAACTGGTGAAGACCATCTGACGTAGGGGGGGGTCAAAACTCGGAGAGGGCGCCGGCGCCTAGACCGCTAACGTTCTCACTTGGAGGTTTTTTTTGGCCGCAGCGAAGTTTTCGGAGGTCGACCTATTCGGCGACCCCGTTCTTCCGGCCAAGGAAGGCCGTGGGCGGCCCGAACATTCGTGGTCCGTTGCGAACTCAAACAAGGTGTTGCTGGCGTTCGTGCGTGGCCTGACGGTCAAGCAGGCGGCAACGGCAATCGGGGTGTCGGTCCCCACGCTGCGCAAGCATTATTCTTCCGAGCTTGCGCAACGGGAAGCTGCCGTCATCCGCTTCGAGATGGTCCAGTTCAGCCGGCTCAATGAGTTGGCCAAGGGGGGCAGCGTGCCCGCCGAGAAGGAACTGGCCCGCCGCCTGGAGAAGGCGCGGCTCGACGATCTCTCGGATCGCGTGTCGAACCATGCCCGTCCGCCTCGCGTAAAGCCGCGCGGCAAAAAGGAAGAGGCGCTGGAGGATGCGCAGAACGTCCGCGGGCTGTATGAAACTCCTGCCCCGCCGCCCGGTCTGCTCAATTGAGCAACATCATCATGCCGGGTCCGGTATGGACAACCGCCTGCCCTGACTGGGAACGGCGCATCGTCGAGCGGGAATCGCTCGTGCCGTTCGCACCGTTGTTTCAGGCAGAAGCGGATGCGGCGCTCGACATCTTCAAGTCGCTGCGCATGGTTGACGTGGCAGGCCAGCCAACCTTTGGTGAGGCGTGCGAACCGTTTGTGTTCGATCTCGTCGCCGCGATCTTCGGCGCATATGACGCGAATGCCGGGCAACGGCTGATCGAAGAGTTTCTCCTCTTGATCAGCAAGAAGAACGGCAAGTCGACGATCGCCGCGGGCATCATGCTTACCGCCCTCATTCGCAACTGGCGGCATGATGCGGCGCTGAGCATTCTCGCTCCGACGCAGAAGGTAGCGGCGAACAGTTTTGGTCCCGCCGCTGCCATGGTGCGGATCGACCCGAAGCTGAAGAAGCTGCTGCACGTCGTCGACAATCAGCGGATGATCAAACACCGGGTGACCGGCGCCGAACTCCGCGTGATCGCGGCGGACACCGGCACGGTAGGCGGCAGCAAGGCTGGTTTTGTGCTCGTCGACGAGCTTTGGATCTTCGGCAAGCAGAACAATGCCGAGTCCATGCTTGAAGAAGGCACCGGCGGGCTTGCTTCACGTCCCGAAGGCTTCGTCATCTATTTGACGACGCACAGCGACGAGCGGCCGCGCGGCGTGTTCAAGGACAAGCTCGACTATTTCCGCGGGGTTCGCGACGGGAAGATCGACGATCCGCGCAGCTTCGGCATGCTCTATGAGTGGCCCGAGGCAATGCGCGACGACGAGGCGTATCTCGACCCCGCCAATTTCTACGTCACCAATCCCAACCTTGGCCGGTCGCAGTCGGTCGGCTTCATCCAGCGCAAGCTGCAACAGGTGAAGGAAGGTAGAGGCGAAGAAGGCGATACGTCGCTTCAGATCGTCCTAGCGAAGTATCTCAATGTCGAGATCGGCCAGCGGCTCGCACGCGATCGTTGGACGGGCGCATCGTTCTGGCCGCGTTGTGCAATTCCTGTGCTGTCGCTCGACGATCTGATCGCCCGTAGCGAAGTCATCGTGGGCGGCGTCGACGGCGGTGGTCTGGACGATCTTCTCGGCCTTTGCCTGATCGGCCGCGAGAAGGGCAGTAAGCGCTGGCTTATTTGGGCGCATGCCTGGGCATGGTCGATCGTGTGGAAACGCCGACAGGACATCGCCACTCAGCTGAACGAATTCATCGCCGAGGGCACACTCACACGATGTGAGATGGCCGACGATGATGGCGAGCTTGTCGCCATCGGCGAGGGTGACGATGGCGAAGGCGATCAGGACGATCTTACCGAGGACGTTCTTGGCGTTGTCGACGTTTTCAAGCGCGTTCGCGACGCGGGCAAGTTGCCCGACAAGGATGCCATCGGGCTTGATCCTGCCGGTGTCGCCGCGATTGTCGACGAACTGGCACGCGAGGGCTTCGAGGATGACCAACTGAGGGCCATCCCGCAGGGCTGGCGCCTCAGCAGCGTGATCAAGGGTCTGGCGCGCAAATGCGCCGCCCGGACTGTCCGGCATGCCGGCTCGCAGCTGATGACGTGGTGCATCGGCAACGTGAAGCAGGAGCCGCGCGGCGCCAGTGGCGTCGCGATCACGAAGCAGTCGCCTAGTGCGAAAATCGATCCTGTCGCCGCGATGTTCTCTGCGGCGACACTGATGACTTTGAACCCGGAGGCCGCAGGCGGCTTCGTCTATGAGGAAAGGGGCATGTTGATACTCTGATGCCCAGCCCAGACGATTACCGCAGCCGCGCCGGGGGGTTCAATTCCTCCCACGGGCATATGGCGATAGCGCCGGTCACCGGGCGCCCTGCCCCGTCCAACGTGACGGATGGGCGGTTCTTCGGTGACGACACCTGGACCGCGCTCGTCGCGGCCATGCCGATGGAGGCGAATACTGCCGAGACGGCCGCGCGGGTCGCAGCCGTGTTCTTTTGCGTGTCGATCATCGCCGAGGCCGTTGGAAGCCTCGCCCTGGAGTTCAAAGATGACAACGGCACGCGAGACGACTTCCCGCTCGCCAACGTGCTGGCCTACGAACCGAACCATCTGCAGACCGGCGCAGAGTTTTGGGCCGCAATGGCCTTCACCTGCGTGCTGCGCGGCGAGGCGTTCGCAGAACCGACCGTCGGCCCTGACGGTTTAGAGATCTGGCCACTGTCGCCGTTGCGCACGACTGCCAACTGGGGCGAGCGAAGCATGTCGGTCGATTATGCGTCCGAGACCGGTATGCGAACGCTGCTGCCGCAAGAACTGTTCTGGTTCACCGGTTTGGCGGATGGCGGCCTGCGGCCGCTCGTGCCTTGGAAGCAGGCCAAGGGGTCGATCGACTTCCAGCTGGCTCTAGAAGTCGGCTCGCGCGCATTCTTTCGCAACGATCGCCGTCCGTCCGGGATTGTCACGACGGAACAGAAGTTAACCGATGATTCCGCTGCTCGCCTGAAAACGGGTGTGGCGGCATGGAAGCGTGGCGGTACGCCGGTGTTTGAGCAGGGCGTCAAATACACGGCGGTCGGCAGCAACAACGTCGACGCTCAGCTACGCGAACTGTTCGCGCAGCGTACCCTTGAGATGGGCCGATATTGGCGCATCCCGCGGTCGATGATCGGCGACGATGGCGGAAACGCCGGCAACAACGAGCAGGACACGCGGTCGTTCGTGAACTGGGCGCTTCGCCCGCTCACTCGTCGCATGGAACAGGCCATCACCGTGCGGATGATCCCGCCGGATCTCCGGCTTCAGAAGGTCCGCGCCAAGTTCAACCTCGACAGCATGCTGCGCGGTGACGCTGCAACCCAGTGGCGCAATGCCGTGCTGGCACGCACCGCCGGCATCCTTAGCGTCAACACGATCGGCACGCAGTGGTTCGGTCAGCCCAAGATCAATGCGGACTGGGCCGACGATCCGCGCGCGCCGCTCAACAGCAACCGGGCGGCCGATACCCTCACGGGCGGCGAGACGTCGCCGCAAGACAAGGTGGAATAGACGATGGATCAGTTCATGGCGTCGTCGGCCCTTTGGGCGATGCACCCGACCTTTCTCGCGGCAGCGCTCAAGCAAAGCGGCGTTGAGGCCCTGCTACCCGACGCGCTTCGGGCGTTCGCGGGATCCCTTAGCGGTCAGCAGGCTGCAAAGCCCGTCGACCCGATCCGCGAAGGCTCGACGTTCATTATGCCGGTCACCGGCATGCTTGCGCCTCGCGGCCTGGGTGGATCGACCTACTACGACACGATTGCCGATCGGGTGCGCGAGGCTGCCGCGGACAGCAAGATCGGCGCAATCGTTCTCGCGTTCCGTTCGCCCGGTGGTTACGTCTGGGGTTGTTCGGAGGCGGGCGACGCGATTTTTGAAGCGCGTGATGCCAAGCCCGTCATCGCTGTGGCCGATCCTTACTGCTTCTCCGCTGCCTACTGGCTCGCAACACAGTGCAGCGCGTTCCACTGTACGCCATCTGGCGAGGTCGGCTCCGTTGGGGTGCGGTCGGGCCACACCGACATGTCCGGCTTTGAAGACAAAATCGGCATGAAGACGACGCTGATCGCGTCCAGTCCCGACAAGATCGCCGGCAACAGCCATGCGCCTCTCGACGACGACCACCGCGCTGAAGTTCAGGCCGCGGTTGATGAGTCGAACGTCGCGTTCGCCGCTGCCATCGCGCGCGGTCGCGGCATGAAGGCCAGCGACGTCGCAGCCGTGCACGGCACCGGCAAGACGTTCTCGGCGTCGCGCGCGCTGGCGAACGGCGCGATCGACGGCATCAGCACGCTCCGTGAGGTCGTCGCCAAGTACAACACCGGCCGCGCCCGCCTGTCGCTGATGCGACGGCAGGCAGCAGCCCTGGATCTCGCACGAGCGATTTGAAGATCCCCTTCTGGGGTTGAGTGGGGCGGCGCTAACCGGCGCCGCTCGTCGTGGGCGTGCGCGCCCGACACAGGGCCTGCGGGCCAGAGGATGACAGATATGCGGAAGTTCATGCTTCTGGCGGCCGGTTCCACGGCCGCCTCCATCGGTGCCATGACTGCTACGGAACGCCGTCATGGGCGTTATATGCGCGATCCGAACGGCCATCCGACGGGCGGCGGGGCGGTCAACATCGCGGTTCTGCGGACCGAGGCACAGCGCATTTCCACCGGGATCCAAGCTCGACTGGCGACAGCCGAAGGCGAGAACCGCGACCTGACTGCTGACGAACAGACCGCGCATGATGCGGAGATGGGTCAGCTGGCTGGCCTGACGAGGCGCATCGAGCGCGCCCAGACCGCGATCACCGCAGCATCGGCGATCGGCGGTGTCGCTACTGGAGGCACCGGGGCGACTGGCGGGGGCGGTCAGCAGGAGCAGCGTCAATCGCGCATCACGTTCGCTGCCACCCCCGAGAATGCCGGCTTCGCGAATCTTGCCGAGTTCGCCCACGCCGTCCGCTGCGCCAACCCTGCGGCGGGTCAGAGCTTCCGCATGGATGATCGTCTGGCGGCGCCCGGCAATGTCCACATGGAGCAGGGCGATGCGGCGGGCAGCTACCTCGTTCCCGCCGAATTCCGCCAGCAGATCGTCAACCTCGTGTTCGACACGGGCAACGATCCGATCATGGATCTGATCGATCCCGATCCAACGGCGTCGAACCGCGTCGTCGGCCTGGGCGACGAGACGACCCCATGGGGCAACAGCGGCATCGTTGCTGCGTGGCGTTCCGAGGGCGAGCAGATGCAGCCCAGCCGTATGTCGCTGACGCCACGCGAGACGAAGCTCAACGAGCTTTATGCGTTCGTCCTGGCGACCGAAGAGCTGCTCGAAGATGCGCCGCGGGTCGCTACGCTGCTGACCAACCATGCCGCAGCGGCGATCCGCTGGAAGGCGGCTGACGCTTTCATGTATGGTGACGGCATCGAAAAGCCGCTCGGCTGGATGAACTCGCCCGCTACGATCGCCGTGGCGAAGGACGCGGGCCAGACCGCTGCCACGATCACCGCGTCGAACGTCGCCCGGATGTGGGCACGCATGATCATGCCAAGTCAGGCCAGCTGGCTCGTGAACAGCGACGTCATGCCGACGATGATGGCGATGAACGATGCGGGCGGTCGTCCGCTTTGGTTCGGCAATTACCAGGAAAGCCCCGGTGGCGTTCTGCTGGGCCGGCCGGTGGTGTTCAACGAGCACAGCCGTTCGGTGGGGCAGAACGGCGACATCCAGTTCGTCAACCCGAATGGATACGAAGCCTTCCGCAAGCAGAACGGCGTCAGCTTCGCCGATTCGATCCACCTGTATTTTGACTACAACATCCGCGCGTTCCGCTGGGTGTTCCGCATCGGCGGTCAGCCGGTGCTGTCGAAGCCGGTGGCCCCTGCGAACGGTGGCAGCACGAAGTCGCACTTCGTGACGCTCGCCGAGCGCGCCTGATCCTCAACACCGGACCCGCGCCCAGCGCGGGACCGGTCGGATCGTCCGGCCGGTAGCTTTGGAGACACGATAATGCAGGGCAACCTGGACCCCTCGGCCCGCGTCGGTATCGCGGGCGTCATTCCGGCGCAGCAGGCTGCGCCCGGAGTGGTCAACTCGGGCTTCGTCGACATGCGTAACTTTTACGCTGTCCTCGCTTCGCTCAATGTCGGCGTGATCGGCGCGGCCGGCACCGTCGACGCCAAGATCGAGCAGGCGACGGACGCCAACGGCGCGGGCGTCAAGCCCGTTCCCGGCCTCGCCGTCGTGCAGCTTGCCAAGGCAGGCGGCGACAACCGTCAGGCGGGCATCAACGTCCGGCAGGAGGATCTCGACAAGAACGGGGGCTTCCGCTTCGTTCGGGTGTCCGTGACGGTCGGCGGTGCTGCGACCTTCCTGTCCGCCACGCTGACCGGCTTCGACGCGCGCTACGGCGCCGGCAATGCCAACCAGCTCGGCACCGCCGCGCCAGCCATCAGCTGAGGAGCTAGAAAATGATCGAGTTCATTCAGGACTATGTGACGAAGGCACTCCCGCCCGAAGCCTTTACCGATGGCCAGCAGGTTGAGCGGTCGGCGGAAAGTGAACTGTATCTCGTCCGTCTCGGCGTCGCCGGTTACCTCGTCGACGGGAAGCTGGTCGACCAGGACTATCTCCCGATCACACGGCAGACGGTTGTCGTCGTCGCGACGACCGACCGCCGTTTCTCTGATGCGGGTCGGGGCGGCGAGATGATCGGCCTCGCAGCGCCGCAGCGTGCGACAAGCGGTCCGGGCAATGAAGTGCTGTTCGCCGGCCAGCCAGACAGCATGACCCTCGGTGGTGTCAAATTCGAGCAGCTGCGCGGCGACCTCGCGGCGTCGACCAGCCAGTTCGAGCAATATCAGGCAACCAGCGAAAGCGAGGTCGAGAGGCTCAAGGGGCTGATCGACGCCGCTACCGATGCGTTCCACAAAGCCGATACGGCGTTCGGCGAAGAGCGCACCAAGCTCGTCGGCGAACGGGACCAGGCACTGGCGGATCTGAAGGACTCGCGCAGCCAACATGAGGGCCTCGTGCTGGAATATCAGGCGGCGCAAAAGCAGATCGATACCGGCGCCGCTCGTATCATCGAACTGGAAGGCCTGCTCGCGGAAGCGAACAAGGCGGACGGCAAGCCGTCGCGTAACCCGAAGTAAGGAGGCGGGGCGGTGGTCACGATTATACCTGCCGCCCCCCTCGATGGGGCGAAGGTCCTCCCCAACGTGCTGGTCGACCAGTACGTCAAGCCCGGTAACGATCAGCAAGCATTGCTGGACGTCTTTCGGCTTACCGCGCTCGGCTGGGTCGAGCAGCACACCGCGCGGTCGCTCGTTCGGCGTCGCTGGGTCGCGATCTTCGACGGCTTCGACGCCGATATGCGCTTGCCGCGCGACCCCGTCCGCAGTGTCTTTTCACTGGCCTATGTCGACGGTGCCGGCGCGGTCATCGATGGCGAAGGGCGCTGGCGCATTGCCGGCGCGCAGCTGCTCCCGGCCGTCGGCACGACGTGGCCTGCCACGGCCGACCGCGCGAGTACGGTGCAGGTCACGTTCGAGGCCGGATATGACGACGTCGCCAGCGAAGCACCTGCCCTTCAGGTGGCAGCGCTGTTGCTGATGAAGCACCTTTTCGACGGCGGATCGATCGACGACGTCCCCGCGACCGTCACGCTGTTGCTCGACACGCAATATCGAACGCCGGTGATGGCCTGATGCGGCTCGACGCGCGCAAGCTGGATCGCCGTCTGCTGATCCAGCGCCCGCAGGCAGGGACCGGTTTCACAAGCGCCGGATCCGGCACCTGGGTTGATGTCGCCACCGTCTGGGCCAGCGTACAGGACTCGCTGCCCAGCCGGGGCGAGCGACTAGCTGACGGCATCAACGCCGCATCGCGTCCGGCCCGGGTGCGCATGCGCCATCGCTCTGACGTGACGGCCGACATGCGGTTCGTCGAAGGCGGTAGGATCATGCAGATCATCGCAGGCCCGGCCGAACTGGGCCGGCGCGACGGTCTCGAGTTCATGGTCGAGGAATACAGCCCGGCCGGGAACGCCGCCTGATGGCGACCAGTCGCGGGGGCGCGGCGGTGCGGCGCTACATCGCGCAGCTGCCCGCCGAACTCGAAAGGACTGTGCTGCGCGGCGCCGCCCGCGCTGGCGGCAAGGTGCTCGTCGACGGCGCCAAAGAACGTTCGATATCGTCGGACGTCGACGATGCGATCGTGATGAAGAGAAAAAGCGAACCCGGCCGCATCACGGTGACCATCACCGTCGAGAAAGGCTGGGCGCGCTCGGTAGCCAACTGGCTCGAATACGGCACCGACGCCCATTTCATCTCGGTCGCAAAGGAAGAGAGGGGCGGCAAGAGCGTCGCACGGATCAATTCGACGGATAAACGCTCGATGATCATCGGCGGAAAGTTTGTCGGCGATACCGTCTTTCATCCGGGCGCCAAGCCGCATCCGTTTCTGCGTACGACGCTTGATATCGACGGCCCCAAGGCCGTGGCCGAGGCGCAAAAATTCATCAACGCGCACGTGACCCGCTCGGGAATCATCGCCAGCGCCGAACCGGAAGATGACGACGAATGACCGGTGTCGACATCCTTGGCGAACTCCTGCTGGCCGACGCCCCCCTGATCGCAGCCATCCCCTCGGCCCAGATTAAGGCCGGCGCGCTGCCAGAAAACGTCGTCCTGCCCGCGTTGCTCGTCCGGATGACCAGCAACGTCGAGCGGCAGATGCTCAAGCGTGGTGCCACGGTGCGCACAATGGAGCGGATCTCAATCGCAGTGCGCGCCGCCAGCTACGACGAGCAGCGCGCCGCCATCAGATTGGTCGTCAAGGCCTGCGCAGGCCGGACCGGCAGCTTCGCGGGCGCGGACAATGTTTCAGTGCTCACCGCCGGCCGGGGACCCGATCTGCGCGGCCCGGGCAACACCTTCGAACAGACACAGGACTTCCGCGTCAGCTTCGACGCGGCGGATTGAGAAAAAGGAACATCTTATGTCAGTTGCTACCGCCGAGCCGATCAAGGCTGTCGTGCTTCGCGATTTCACGGACGCCACCACCGAGGAAAGCTTCTCGGCGAAGGACACGCTCGACCTG